CCTCTGTGTATCGTCCTGTTTCGTGATCGTAGTGCAGTGTTAAACAGTGACCTGTCTCTCCACTAAAACGATTCTTCAGGACTCTTACTCTTGTTTCATTACTTGTTGTGTCTGCTTGTTGGTTTCGTTCCAGTCCTATCACCATGTCCGACAGCTGTGCTATAGCTTGTGATCCACGTAGATGGTGTAGACTTACTCGTCCTCCTTCTTCGTGACCACTATCCACTCGCTTCAAGTGACTGACCAACACCATACCACACCCTGTCTCTTCAACAAGACTACGCAGCTTGGTCATCGTGTTATCAATCAATCGTCGTTCGTCGTCACCTGCTATACCACTGACAACAATCGATAGGTGATCTAGGAATATCCATTTACAATCGAATCCTTTTATCAGATAACGTATCTTACCCAGCAAGTTGTCACTGTCCATACTTCCGAAGTGATCGTAGGTGTAGAACTTTCCGTTCCCTACCGTCTCTTCAAACGCAGGACGTAACGCTTCCGTATCTAGTTGTTCGTCTTCTAGGTGCAATGGTTTGTTCAGATGGATGCCCATGATACCAAGAGCTGTACGCCTGACGGATTCTTCCAGTGCTATGTATCCTACCGTCTCGCCAAGACCTAGCAGGTGGTGACAAACCTCACGACAGAACAGGGACTTCCCGATTCCACTACCCGCACATACCGTCACTAGTTCTCCTAGTCTAAGTCCGTGTGTCGTTTGGTTTAACCCATAGTATGGATACGGTACTGCTTTATGTTCGTCAGTATTACTTACCAACTCCCATAAGTCCTTACCGTTTACGATTCCGTCAGGTCTGTACTCTCTTGCTTCATATAAACAACTGACTAACTCTTTCGACTTGCCACCTGTCAACATATCAGACGGGTCTTTTAGTGGTAGCTCTGCGATGTGTGCTTTGCCGGGTGTCAGGAGTGCTGCGCATTCAGCTGCTCCCTTTCGGCCGACATCGTCCATATCAAAACAGAACACCACCTTCTCGAACCGTTCCAACCAGTCGATAGCTTGTGCCACGTGTTTCTTTGCAGCACTTGCTCCGTTCGGTACGCTGACCACTGGCCATCTATTATCCATAGCTTGACTAGCGGACAACGCATCGATCTCTCCTTCAACTACAACAACACGACGACCTCCTTCTTTCCACAGGTGCTGACCGTATAATCCGATCAACTCACCACGAACACTGAAGTTCTTTTTAGCGTATCGTATCTTCTGAGCGACAGGTTTGCCGTCTCGTGTCTTATAGTTAGCTATCTGTACATCCTCACCATTCAAACGACCAACCCAGTAGCCCCACTTACGACACGTCTCTTGCGTCAGATTACGTCGTGGTATTGCTTTGGGTTCGCCAGTAAGAAACTCTCTCGGTGCTGGTTCACTCATTGCTTTTCCTCGTCCTCCACTATAACTGTTGCAACTGAAACAATAGGTGCTTCCGTCGTCGTTGGTGGAGAGAGCGTCACTACTCCCACACTTTGAGCATGGTTCATGCGTTTTTGTGAAAGCCATGACTTCGGTATAACTTTATCTGCATATTTAATTCCCTTCTTTTCGCACCACATTGCATACGTTGTCTTGGACTTCTTGTTAATCTTGTTACTCGCTCGTTGAAACACCATGCGTATATCTAAGTGCGGGTGTTGCTTGCGTACTAACAAGTGCTTTGTCCTGTCCTCCACTGTCCACACTCCCTTGGCCTCAACAATGATGCCGTTAGGAAGTATGAAGTCGGGAGTGTATGTGCTAACCTTCTGATATTCAATAGTTAACGTCTCGTACTTGAACTCAACGCCACTACGTTTCAGTTGGTGTGCTAATTTAGATTCAAATCCAGAACGATAACGATTATTAGAAGTTCGCTGTGACTTCGGTTTCGTCCGTTTCTTCCGCATCGAATGTTGTGTCTAGGTTTTCACCGCCATTAACGTATCCTTCTTCTTCAGTAGTAAATCCGAAAGCATCAGCTGCCACACCACTTACTCCTCCGTTCTGTAGTTCTATTACTTGAACAGCTTGCAGCTCAAACGATACACCAAATCCTGCCATCGGTGTGTACCAAAACCTCGGACGAAATGCCATGTTTACTTTACTACCACCCCACACTTTAACATCTTCGGGTAACGGTTGACCTTTGGAATCAAACAGAGCAATCGATAGAGTATAAACACTACCGTCTTTGCGTCTGCCTCCAGCTTTTAACTTGGACTTAACAACAAAAGCACCTTCCTCTTCTTTGATCGGGAACTCTTTCTGTTCAATCTTCTTACCAGCGTTCTGTTCTTGCACAGTCTTCAACTCCTCTTCGTACAACGGACGTATCGTGCTCTTTAACAGATCAGCTTGGTCTTTATCTATAACTAGGTCACAACTGTACGTACCAAACTCAGGCTCAAACCGTTTGTTAGGTTCGTTAAGGTGGCAGTATTTAGCTGTACCTTTTACTTTTATTACTTGGTGTTTCTTTCTTGCTTGTATACTCATTGTTTATTTATCGGTGTTATGACAGCAGATACATTGCTCGATCTATTGCGGTGATGTCTAGGTCACCAAGTTCAGGCAGTTCGGGCAGTTTAACTGTCGGGTGTTGATTCAATAACTCACATCTGAACTCGGCTAGTAAGTCAATTGAAAAGAAATTCTTGTATGTTTTTCGTACATCTTGGTGTACCTTTCGGGCGTTAGCTGCGTGGCATATAAAGCAATCGTGAACAAAGCCCATTGCGTACGGCATATCGTACGCTAAACGATGGACAACAGCTGCATCTATCCCGTGTATAAAGTTAGCAGTGACACTACGTCGTTGTGCTTTGGGATCGATCTCATCTGTTTCTAAATCAAAGTCTAACCACGTAGTAATACTTCCCGTGATAGTTCTTACTTTTGATCTCTTACTCTTAGTCAACCCTTGAATGATCTTAAAGCCTGACGGTGTCGTCCATTCAAACACACGGTTACCTATTGCATTGGCACAACCACGTAAGAATTGCTGGATACGGACAACACTCTCCAGTTGCTCTCGTGCTACCGTATTAAATTGTTCGGTCAGGTAGTTGATCGCGTCTATATCCTCACCCACTTGAAACGGATGGTTGTCTCCGATGATAGCTAGAAACCTAGACATGACTTGATAGAACGATTGTCCGTATGGTTTGTTCATCACTGCTGCCTTTGCCATAGCTCGTGTGACTCCGTACTTGAACCATTCACTCGCCACGTAACTATCCTTTGACTGCTCCTTTAACCGTTCGTACACAAGGTCAGCTATGTACTGGTACATATCACCCGGTGGTTGATCAGGTACTAGGTTGCAGTGCTTCGCGTGACGTGTATCCCGTAATAACAAATGTAAAATCTGCATACCGTTGTTGCTACAGTCCATACGTACAGGAAAGTGAGACACGTAACCGTATCCTTCTTTCGTAAACTGTTGATACTCAAGACAAAACGCAAGAAAACCAAACGGTTCACTCGCTTCCATCCACCAGTCGTTCGTCATCGGATCAGTAGCACACTCCAGTATGTCATTCTTATGTTGACCTACCCACGCTACTCGCTCCATCAACGAACCCTTTATACCCCAAGCGTTAGCTCCGTGAACCAGTAGTCGTTCAGCGTCCTCTTCATCCGTAACCTGTTGACCATCAGCGAATTGCAACAAAGCTCTGGCTAGATCAGAACCTTGTGGGTGCAGGTAAGCTGGCATATAATAAACACGACCACGATAATCGATACGAGCAGGAAAGTATACCTCATCCCATTCGCTGTACTTCTTAGCCAAGTGCATGACCTTGGCGTGTTGTAGCCTTTTGCTACGGTTGCTCTCGTTCATGCGACGTATCTTGTCTTGTTTAAACTTCCATTGTCTCAGTTCTTCAGGTCGTTCGTTACCGTTCTCAAGGTACGGTTGCATCGGTACTTCATGAAAGTCGAACACTCGTTCCAACTCCCAACACTTCTGAGCCACCTCCAGTATCTTCTTGTTGATCCTCCACGGCACTCGTTGCACGTTGTTACAAGCGGTGTAAATAGTATTGATCGAAAAGAAATCGTAGTTAGCTTTGCTTGGTCTGTTCATTACAAACGGATCGTTAAAC